AGACCAGACCGGCCCCTACACGGGCAATATGCGCTCGGCACTGAAAAAGGCTGGCTTCAAGGTGCTGACGGACAGCAAATACCTGACTGGCGGTGATTACCTCCTGCCCGGCGATATCCTGCTGAATGACGGCCATCACACCGCGACCAACGTGACCATCGGCAAAAAGGTGAAGGACAGCTGGAAGCCCGGAACCGTTGCCGCAGAACCGACGACGCCCGCGCAGCCGGCGCCCATGGCCACGAAGTATTACCGTGTCCGGAAGAGCTGGGATGACAAGGCTTCCCAGATCGGGGCCTATACGGTTCTCCAGAACGCCATCAACGCTGTGGACGCCAATCCCGGCTATGCCGCTTTTGATGACGATGGGAACCAGGTGTATCCGGAAGTGCAGAAAACCTTCACGCCGTATCTGGTCAAGGTGAGCATTCCTGACCTGAATTACCGGAAGGGGCCGTCCACCAGCTATAAATCCTGGGGCAATATCGAGCCGGGCGTCTACACCATTGTGGACGAGCAGGATGGCTGGGGCCTTCTGAAGGCTTTTGCCGATAAGCGCAACGGCTGGATTTCCCTGGCCTACGCCGCCCGGATCTAAGTAACAGGCACTCGCCCTCCCGCCTGGGAAAGCAAACGCTGTGTTCCATATTGAGAAATGGCGCATGGCGGCTGCGGTCACAGGTGGGGGGCTTTTTTTGTTCTGCGGTACAGCGGGATGAAACGGAAAAAGGATAGTAAAAGTTCACATCAGTTCACACGCTGTTCACTTGAAGACAGTACGAGACCCCTGTATAATGGTACCATCAAAGATTGGCTGAAGAAAGCATATTTCCCTCGCCCTGGGTAAAACCTGGCGGGGGTTTTTCTATGCGTCGGCGCGCCGGAGGAGACGGATTCTTCTGGCGCGCTTTTCTTTTTCAGCCGGATTTGACGGGTAGGGGTTGCCGGGAAAACTTCTTGCAAACTGTCTCGAATACCCCTTGCTATGTGCGCCGAAGTACGCGAACATGACCACACCCCAAAGGGGAACAATCGAAAGGAGCAGCGACATGGAAGAACAGGCAACGAAGATCCCAACGGCGGCTTACTGCCGCGTCAGCACGACGAGCGACCTGCAGGACGGTTCCTACGAAGTGCAGATGGATCATTATAAGAAACTCATTGAGTCAAAGCCGGAGCTGGAGCTGGTCGGCATCTACGGCGACCACGGCAAGAGCGGCCGCTCGATGCAGACGAGGCCGCAGCTGAAGAAGCTCATCAGGGACTGTGAAGCGGGCAGGATCAAGCTGATTTATACGAAGAGCATCTCCCGGTTTGCCAGGAACATGATGGAATGCGTGGAGACCATCCGCCATCTGCGGGAGCTGGGCGTCAAGGTGGTCTTTGAGAAGGAAACACTCGACACCGACTCCATGGGCGGGGAGCTGATGCTGGGCATCCTGGCGACCATTGCCCAGGAAGAGAGCAACTCCATCTCCCAGAACATCCTCTGGAGCCGACGCCAGCATGCCCTCAAGGGTGAACCCTGGGAACGGCCGCCCTACGGCTACGTTTCCGTTGGGAAGAACCACAAGTGGGAAGCGGTGCAGGAACAGGGCGATGTGATCCGCCAGGCTTTCTACATGGCGGGGATGTGCTACAGCTACTCGGAGATCCTCGGGGAGCTGAACCGCATGGAACGGGAGATGGAATCAGACCGGGTATGGACCCGCGGCACACTGGCAATCCTCCTGAAGAACTGCGCTTACATCGGCGAGTACCTCTCCAACAAGGAATGCAGTATCGTCCTGGAGGACGGCACGACCAAGCGGGTCAAGAACAAGGGCTATGTGGACCAGGTCCGCATCGAAGACCACCATGAGGCGTTTGTGAGCCGGGAGCTGTTTGACGCGGTAAACGAGCTGCTGAAGCTCCGTGCGCTGAACAGCTGCCGCAGCAATTTCACTCCGGAACAGACGAAAGCCATGGAGCACGCCATGACGGCGGCGGCAAAGGAAGCGGAGGCATGGGAAGCCCAGGTGATGTAACCCGCCTCAGCACACGGGAAGAGAGGTGTTGCAGGATGGAAAGCAAAAATGTCAGGAGGATCTTCTATCCGCAGGAGCAATCCCCCGAGGAGGCACACAAGAAGCGGGTCGCGGCCTACTGCCGCGTCTCTACCATGTCCGACAACCAGGAGGGCAGCTACGAGATCCAGCGGGCGGTGTACACACAGAAGATCACGGAGGAGCCGGACTGGACGCTCGCCGGTATCTATGCCGACCGGGGGATTTCGGGGACGCAGGCATCACGGCGGCCGCAGTTTCTGAAGCTGATCGAGGACTGTGAGGCGGGCAAAATCGACATCGTGATCTGCAAGTCCATCTCCCGCTTCTCAAGGAATACGCTGGATGCCGTCACCTACATCCAGAAACTGCTGGGGCTGGGCATCCGGCTGATCTTTGAAAAGGAAGGGATCGACACCGACTCGAAGTTCTCCGAAATGCTGATCACCGTGCTGGCCGCCTTTGCGCAGGAGGAGTCGCGGTCGCTTTCCGAGAACGTCAAGTGGGGCAAGCGCAAACGCCGGAAGGATGGCGAGTGTGCGCTGTATTCCCTTTACGGATACCGGAAGAACGCGGAGGGCGATAACTACGAGATCGATCCGGACGAGGCCGCCGTTGTCAGGCGGATCTTCGACCAGTACGAGCACGGTGTGCCCGTGCCCCAGATCGTGGACGGGCTGCTGAAGGACGGGATCAGGCCGCCGCGCTACGACAACTTCGGAACGGAGAAATGGGACGAGTCCCGCCTCCATTACATGATTGCGAACGAACGCTACATCGGCGATTACCTGACCCAGAAATACTACAAGAAGGACTTCATGGATTACCGGGGCTACCGGAACGAGGGCGTGCTCCCATCTGTCTATCTGGAAGACCACCATGACGCCATCGTGACCAGGGAGCAGTTTGAGCGGTGCAACATTATCCTGGAACTGAAGAAGAAGTCCACGTCGTCGCAGTACCCGTTCGCGGATTATCTCCGCTGCCCCTACTGTGGGCACGTGCTCAAACACAGGCGGCTGCCGATCCAGAACTGCGACAGCCATTTCTGCTGTGAGGGCGAAGGCGCCTGCAGGGACTTTGTCATCATGTCGGTGCCGGTGCGGAAAGCGATCCTCACCGCCTACAATGAACTTGATACCGTGGAGGCTGAGAGGCTCTGCCGGACGGGAAGCGGGGAACAGGCGGAGGAAGCGGGAAGGCTGCTGGCCCTCAAAGCGGAGCACCCCGTGTTTGAGAGCATTGAATACTGGTGGCTGGATGACCTTGTGGAGGAGATCCGGTTCGGCCAGCACAGCCATACGGCGTCGGAGATTGCCGTGATGACCGCGGACGAGGCGGAAACCGAGGATGACCGCACGGTATCCGTCTATTGGAAGTGCGGCATGGTCAGCACAATGCCCTCCGGTGTCGAGCGGGATTCGCAGGACCCGTACCATAAAGCGGTTTTGTGGGACGGCTACCTGCTCCGGTATCCGGACCGGTACCCGGAACTTGCGGAAGAAGCCAGGAAGAAGAACCCCGGTGCGGTATAAACAATTGAACATGGATAAGCGGCAGGCTGTCCTTTGTGATAAGGGGCAGCCTTTTTGCTGCCGATCTGCCCGAAATAGAGCCGGTATTTCCGGCAGTATTCCGGCGCGTTTATCCGCTGAACTGTGCGGATGAAGGGTTGCTATGTGCGCCGAAGTACGGGAACATGCCAGCTACAAAGGGATAACGAACACCTTTGAATCGAGGAAAGGAGAAAGCAACATGGCAAAAACGGTCAAGAAGATCCTGCTGGAGCCGGTGAACACGCTGCCGACCAAGGCGGCCGGAAAGCTGAAGGTCGCTGCGTACTGCCGCGTTTCCACCGACAGGAACGAGCAGAAGACCAGCTTTGACGGACAGGTCAAAACCTACTCCGCAATGATCAAGGCAAACCCTGAATGGGAATATGTGGGCATTTACGCCGACGAGGGCGTCACGGGCACCAGCGCCGAGAAGCGCCCGGATTTCATGCGGATGATCAGTGACTGCGAGGAAGGCAAGGTCAACCTCATCATCACAAAGTCGATCAGTCGTTTCGCCCGCAACACGCTGGAGTGCATCACCTACGTCCGGCATCTTAACAACCTGGGCGTCCACCTGATCTTTGAGAACAACAGCATCGACACCCGGACGAAGTTCTCGGAGATGGTGCTGACCATCCTCGCGGCATTTGCGCAGGAGGAGAGCCGGTCGATTTCCGAGAATACGATCTGGGGTATCCGGAAGCGTTACGAAGAGGGCGAGGTCCGCTGGAATCCCCTCTACGGCTACGAGAAGAACGAGCAGGGCGAGTACCAGATCGTGCCCGATGAGGCGGCGGTGGTACAGCTGGTTTACAACCTCTACGAGCATGGCTCCACGATTGGGGAGATCCGCAAGGAACTGGCCGCGAGGAAGATCCGCAGCCCCAAGGGGGCGGAGACATGGACGCCGGCAGCGGTCCAGTGCATGCTGGTCAACGAACGCTACGCCGGGGACATCCGGCTCCAGAAATACTACGTGGAAGATTTCAGAACCCATAAGCCTGTGAAGAACAACTGCACTACGATCCCTTCTTACTACGTCGGGGACCATCACAGGCCCATCGT